CGGCTGTTATAGTTCCTGCATTTGTTATGTTATTTCCACCCATTGCAAGGCTTCCTGTCATTGGTGTTTGACCATCACTTGCTACTGATCCTGTTAATGCACTAGCAATATCGTTTAATGTCGTATTTGCCCATGTACTTGATATTGTAGTACCTGTTACTACAGGATTGCCTGCTGGTAAGCTATATGTCCCACTTCCGTTGCGACTCATGGTTGTTCCTTCCTTAATTGTTCAGCTAACTTTTTTGGGTCAAAATTAACTGCTTCTTCTACTTGTTTTTTTAAAGCACTTTCTTTAGCTTTAGATGCCACATACTTAGTAGCACCACCAACTAAAGGTATTGAACTTGAAAACTTAGATACTGCATCTAATCCTCGTATTAAAGCACTTGCAGTATTAGAAGTATTTACAGCACCTTTTAATGGTGAATTAGTCATCATTGTTGTTTCTAATAAGTTGCGTATTTCTTCTGCACCTTTTTTACCAAATATGTAATCTAACTTACCATCTTGATCTAATGTTCTTACAATCGAATTAAACTTAGCTGGACTTACAACAGGTGAACCACTAGCATTTCTTTCTACATTAGAAGTGACTAAGTCTTTCATGTGTTGAATTGTTTGACCTTGTAATTCTTTATACGCTTGTTGTCCTTCTGGCCCTGCTTTTTTAAGTGTTCTCCCTACTGCCATTACATCAGCTAAAGAACCTTTTAATATTGCATGATCAAATATATCTTCTAATGCAACAGCACGATCAGTAGTGCCTGTCTTTTTACTTAATAATTTATCTACATAACCAACATTTTCAAAGTCTCTTGCATATTTAGATCGTAATCCTCTAGCTTCTTTGTATAAATCACCACCTTGATTCTCTAAAGTGCTATCTATAACTTTTTTAATGTCTTTACCATACATCATGTTTGTGTTTGTTGTAGATGATGCTCTACCTATCATTTTACGCACTTCTTCTAAATCATTAATAGATAATTGACCATCTTTTGCTAAAGAATCTAACTTCATCTTTAGAGTTGTGATAATAGGTGCGTTTAAAGCCTCTGCCTCTAATCCATTAACAAATTCTTTAACAGGGTTTACATCAACTAATTGACTTGTTTCACCAGCTTCTTTTGCTTTATCATAAGCGTTTTGAATGTCTTTTTTAGCTTTGTTAGAACTGTCTACAAGGGCTTTATCTACAACTCTACCTGTTTCTATTAACCCATATTTTTCTTTGCCTGTAGCGTCTATATACTCGTCAAAGTTCTGTAATATGCGTTCATTCTGTTCAAGTTTCTTTTGTAGTAAAGGTCTACCAATTTCAGGGTAATTTTTAACTGTTTCTGCCTCAAATGCTTGTTGTCCTAAGTCTCTTAATACATCACCTTTAGTTGTAGGTACAGGAACTCTTAGATTTTGTGCTAATTCTGATCTTTGAATAGCTTTAGGCACTTCAGCAGCACCAACTCCACTCATGGTAGATGTAGGTTGCCCTCTTAATGTTTGTGCTAAACGCTGTGCTTGAGACTCTACACCCATTTGTGTAGGTGCTTGAAGTAACTTCCCACCTTTAGCTATACTTTGCAATAATCCACCACCTAAATATGGAGGTAATCCTTCTACTGCTTTACCCATTGTGCTTAAAATGTCTTGGGAAACAGGCGATTGTGGTTTATACGCATACTTTCCAGCAAATTCTAATGGTTTTTGTGGGTTTACAAATGGACTAGGTAAAGCTAACGCTGCACCACTTGCCAAGGTTGCAGGCACTTCAACAATAGGTGAAATGTAGTCCATTAACTTTCTAGGTTGTTGAGGTTCAGGTTGCATAATGCGTTCACCTTCGCCTACAGGTATACCTAATCTGTTTGTTGGTCGATCTAATACAAACCCTTTAGGTAGATTTGTATCTAATGCAAACCCTTCAGGTAGATTCATTATTGACCTTCCATTGGTTTCCATGTCTTACCACCATCTGTAGACATGATTTTTTGACCAGTTTGTTGATTTGTAGCAGTTATTGCATTATTTGGCTTACCACCTTGTAATTTTACAGGTTCGCCAGTTACATCTTTAGGATTAAAGTCGTAGCGTTTTGCAATATCTGAAAATTCTTTTTGTTTTTCATTAAATAATTGTGCAGAAGTATTGAAGAATTTAGTAGATAAATTTTTAAAATCTTCTCTTTGTTTATCAGTTAATTTTTTACCAGTTGCTACATTACTTGCATAACTAGTCAAACGATCTAATGCACCACCAGCTTGCATTGCTAACGCTAATTCAGATTCTCTTACAACAGAGCCTGGGTCTAATAACTTCATAAATTTAGTCGCTGCAGCTAAGTCACCAGCAGGACTTTTTGCCTCTAAACCATCTTTTACTTGATTAAATGCACTTTGTACTTCTTGATGTGCTTTGTAAATTGGTTCTGATCTAAACTCACTTCTTAGTTTTTGTGTATTTTCAAATACTTTTTGTTCAGGCATTACATTGACATTAGTTACAGATTTAGATTCTAATTTATCTTGCTTTACTTTTTGATCAATAGCTATTCTTTGTTCAGGTGTCCATGATGTTGGATTTGGATTAATTCCTAATCTAAACGCAGCCGCTTTAATTTCATTTGGTGTTTCTATTTCTTTAGGAGATGTATAAACTGGTTTAACTCCTGTTGGAGTTTCTTGAAGTAACGATGCACCTGGTGCTACAGTATGAAATGCTGGTTTTGCATTTAATTGAGCAAGAATAGTAGGTGCTAAAGATTGTCCACCTGTGCTTTGTGCGTTTAAAGACTTTAATAAAGCACTCATCTTGTCTGGTGCTACTGCACCTTGCATTTCTACACTTGGCTTATCTCCGTAAAATCCACTAGGTTGAGCATCTGCATCTGTACTTGGTGCAGTCATAGGTACTGCTTGACCTTGTTTGCCATACATTGTTTCAAGAATATCTTTAGTTTCAGTTACATTCTGTCCACGAATCAAATTAGCCAACTTAGCTTGTCTACTTTCGACATCTTCCCCTGCTTTTCTACCCATATAAGCATTAGCTAAAGGTGCTAACTGTTGTAATAAACTAGGTGCAACATAACGACCACTTACCATTTGACCTTGTGGTTGTTCTAATGCCCTTGATTGCAATAAATCTGCAAGTTTCTTTTGTCTTTCAAGAGCCAATATCTCAGGTGCATTTTGATCAAGATAGGGAGATTGTGCCATTATGCTGTCCTCAATAATTTTACTAGTGCGTTTGTATCTTGCACAGGTTGATTCTGTTGTCCAAAGTTAAATGGATTTGGTTGTTTATAAATAGATGGTAATGCTGTTTGTGGCATTTGTGAACCTCTAAGAGCATTTGATAAGTTTAATTTTTGCTGTGTTAAAGCTGATTGTTGTAATGAAGATTTAAGTAAATTACCTAATTTTATAGCATTTGTTTTTGCTGTAGTATCAGGTTTAACTTCTTCTTGTATCGGAAAGTTTTCTTCAAATGGTGTATATGGTGGAGGCTCTGGGTTATCCCAAGGGTCAAAAGTATCTTGCGTTCCTGATACTGTTAATTCCCCTGCACTTAAATCAGTAGGTGCATTTGTATTAAATGGTACATCTAGACCACCTAAATCAGTAGGTAAATAAGCATTAGGATCATACTCAGGTGATACATTTAAAGTAGGAAAAGTAGGACTAATATCAAAATATGGAGTAGGTTCAGGTGTAGCAATAGTTACATTTTCAGGTGCTACATCAATTAAACTAGGGTCTAAAAAAGCCTCATTCTGTAAATCTTTAGGAACATTAGGCAATCCCAATGACTCGTCTACTGTTGCATTACCTAATTCGACTGTAGGATTTGATGCCACATCTATAGTTTGTCCTGTTAATTCTGTAGGATTCTCAAATTCTTTTAACATTTGAGCTAGTCTTGAGGCATCATCTGGTAATGCTGGAGGAGGTACATTTGGAATTAATAAAAACTCACCATCAGGTAAATCTACATAAGGTGTTTCAGATGGTAGGCTAATGTCTGCACCACCTAATCCACCTACAAAATCTTTAATTTCACCACCTACTGCCTGTGATACATACGCAGTCGCAGCCGATTTAAGTATATCTTCTGGAGTTCCACCTGCTATAGCTGTATCAGCACCAGCAATAATAGGAATTAACTCAGGTGCAACAACAGATGCAACTAACATAGCTGCAGTTTTAATAGGGTCTGATGCCGCAGTATCAAGAACAGGATTAATATAATTAGTTAAAAATCCTCCTATGCCACCATTACCTTCTTGCATCTTTTCTTGAATGTAAGTCTCATTAGCAACATATTGCTGAACTTCAGGTGGAGGAGGATCAGGTGGTTTTTCTTCCCATGTGTAGTTAAAACCTCCAGCAAGAGGTCTTTCGTACCAAGGAATTACAGCACCTCCGTAATCAATTCTCATATTAATCGAAACTCAAAGTAGACCACCAATCTGGCTGTACATTACTTACACCACCTACATCAAATAACGCATTAGGATTAGTTGATGTTGTTCCACCAAATAATGAGTTCCATAATCCCGAACCACCTATTTTATCTAATCCTGCTTGACCTAAATTAAATAATCCACCTAATGCACTATTAGCACCTGTTCCACCTAAAATTGCACTTGAGCCTAACCCTGCTAGTCCACCTAAAAGTGATGACCTTTGGGCTGCTTCAGCGTTTGCTCTTGCAATATCTGTAGCGTTTTGACTTGTATATGCACTTAAATAATCAGGCCCTGCTACTGCTGCTTGGTTATAAGGATTAACATAGCCTGGTGTTGTGGCTGCTCTTAATGAACCTAATGATGCTGTAGGTAATTGATATTGAGTTAAACCTTGACCAAAATTGGCTTGTCTTGCTGCATTATTTGCTGCTGTTCCTAATAATTGATTTGCAAATCCTTGTTGTCCAAGTGCGTTATTAAATGCAGTATTGCCCAAATTCATGGTGTTTTGATTACCTAATGCTGTATTACCAAAAGTCCCTGCAGCTAAATTTTGATTAAACATTTGATTCTGAATCTGTGAACCAGCTAATTGTGCTTGATTTAATAAATCATTTTGTTGTTGTGCTATTTGTGTTTTAGCACGATTGTAAGCCTCAGAACCAGGCATTATTCCTTGATTAGCTAATTGTGCATCACTAGCTTCATTCTGTTGTTTAATCTGTGGATTTAAACGACTCATTAATAGATTAGTCGCTTGATCCCATCCTTGCATACCTGTACCTTGTACAGATGTTTGCAAATTAGGTGCTTGTCCTACTCCTTGAAACTGAGGTGTACTTCCTACCATTTGATTTTGATATTGACTTGTATCAAAAGGTTGTGCAAAGTTTTGTTGTATTTGCCCTGATAAGCTATTTATTGCGTTTTGATAAGGTTGTGCAATAGTTTGATTAGCACTCCAAATAGGATTACCTTGTGCATCTGTACCTGTTTGTTGATATTGCAAACCACCAAAAGGTGTCTGTTGATTAACACGATTAGCAGCAGTTGCTTGTAATGCACCAGCAAGATTACCTTGAGCATTAGCTTGTGCAGCTTGAACAAAAGGATTAGAAGAACTGTATTGACCTGTCTGTGGTTGTCCAAATGGTGTCTGTCCTAAGAAATTAGGTTGCACAGTTTGAGTATTTACAGGATTACTAGGTTGTTGTTGCATAGGCTGTTCAAACATCTGAGGAAGTTGTGGTGTAGGATTTAAAGCAGGAGTTGTGCTTGTAGGTAATGTTTGCGATGGAAATGTTGGTGGTTGATAACTATCATCACGCACCATTTCACCATTCACCATTTGAAACCCTAGAGGAACTCGACCTGCGTTAGGGCCTTCAAAAAATGACTGACTAGGTATACGCTGAGGTTGTTGTGGTGTAGGATTTAAAGCAGGGGTTGTACCTTGTGGTTGTTGTGTTGGATTAAATCTGTTTTGTGTCCAATCTATTCTTTGATTATATTGACTATAATCTGTAGGTTTTCCTGATTCGTCACGATAAGTCCCATCAGGTTGCTTATAAATTGTAACTCCCATATCGCCACCTAACATAGCCGATTCAGGATTGCTTTTCCAATCTGAATTGGTAGGCATTTGAAAACTAGGCACTTCGTTGAAAGCAAAAGGAGTTTCTCCATATTGTTGCATAGAAGGCATATTGCCTTGAGGTTGATTCATAAAACGAATTTGTTGCTCAGGAGTCATAGCATTGAACTGAGAAGTCATTGCATTTGCTCGTTGTTGATCTGCTATCTGAACTTGTGATGGAGGTCTATTAGCTAATCCACCCATAGGTGATTGAACCTGTTGAGTTTGTCCTAAACCCATTAAGCCTTGTTGTGGTGCATCAAATAAACCCATAACTCTCTCCTGTTAAAAGAAACCAAGTTATCGGTTTTAACGATTATACTCGATTTTCTTAAAAAACTATATAACTCCACCTGCCTCCATTACGAAATCGGTAGATGTCCAATGCACTTCAATTCCTTGACTTGCAATACTTAAATTTAACCCTGCACAATAACCAATTCCTGTTACTCCTTGCCAATCTTTATTAATTGTCAATGTTCCACCCCATGTTGCTTGATCCCATAATGCTGTATCCCACTTACCTATCGAATAAGCACCAGGGTTAAACTGTACTGCACCTAAGTTATTCTGTTGTTGAAAGTCAGTTGATACATTGCATAAAACAGTCGGTGCACCATTATCTGTTAATAGCATGGGTCTTACCATTGTGAATCTTTTTTGTTGCCCTCTAGTCTCGAAATAGCTATATGCTTGTTGAACTTGACCTGTTATGTTGTTGCCATTATCTGCGTTTGTATCCCAAAACTTACCTACATAGCCATCACCACCAAAATACATTTCACTAGAACTCATCTGAAAGGTATAAGCCTCAATACCTGTGAATTGTCCCCATGACTTTGTAATTGTGTGCATGACATATTGTTGCATCCCAACATCTGTTGGAATGTTTAATATAAGCATATTCTCACCAGCGTAATACGAAATCTGCCAATTAGGAAGACTTGAGAAAAGACTAGCTGCTTGACTTACAGCATAATAAATTTTGTCTGTTAGATTAACTCTAGGGTCAAGTCGTGATGACTGTAAAGCACTAGCAAGTGGTACAAGTCCATCTTGAGTTAGTAATAAAACATCACCACCCCACTTAAAAAAGCATCTTCTAGTGAATGTTTGTCCTAATTGCCAGACTCCTTTTAATGCCCAAGTCAATGCACTACTAGGATCAGTA